CTTGTCGATGAGTTTTGCTATTAAAGTTGTCATGTGTTTAATTATTATCCCTCAAAAATAAAAAACCCTACACGCTCCCGCTTGAGAGTAGTTTAATAGGATTTTAAAATTATTCATATCTTTTTTTCCCTTAAAATGTATTCCGTTCAGTTGCCCCTGCCCATCCGAAAATGGACAGGGGATGTTAATTTGTTCCTTGCCACACCGCTGGCATTTGTTGTTGTCACGTTTCCAGACCATAATACAGTGAAGTTATCCTGGCCACCAAAGGTCACAGGTCAAGTACTTAACTCTAGACTCTAGCCAAATGTTATAGTCCACGTTATCGATAAGGTATCGCTTGCGCCCTTGTTGATCACTGAGAAGGTCTGTGCGCACAGCATCGAGCCGGTGTCAGCCGTTTCAGCATTGAAGATACCTGCTTCCGTTACTGCACCTGTGCCATCAGCTGCCGCCCAATCGCCAACGTAGACAACCTTATTGTCGTCTCCTGCTGCGCCTTGTGTGAAGCTGGTCAGAACATTACGATCAAGTTCACCGCCAAGGATAGTATCGCCAGCCGTTAATGTGACGACGCTAGTACCGAGTGCCATATGACTCATAGCAGCTTCGGCGGGCGTGCTTGCCATTTGGTCAGCAACGTGGGCATCACCAGCATCAGTGAATACGTTATCGAACTCACGAACTCCAATAACCTTTCCATTGTCACCTTGCAATACTGCACGACCATGACCGAAAATTGTAACATTTTTCTTTTCCATTGTGGTTTTCTCCTTTCATAAAGATATAACTAACTTTTTTCTATTTCAAACCCTTCGTCCTTGAATCTTTTCATGGTAAATCCTCTTTTTTTGAGAGTTTTCATGTTTGCACTCCGGATCGTAGTTTTACCATTCAAAGAGATCAAATCCAATTCAACTTTTTCCCCATCAATCTCCTTGGTTAGTTTAATTGACATTGTCCCTCCTAAGGATAAACTTGTTGCCGTGTGTTTGATTCAGTAATACTGATAGCGTCACTTGTTGCCAATTCCGTTGCTCCTGCTAGGTTTTCGGTTATTGCTAACGTATCACCCAAATCAAGAACAAAATCAGTCACCAATACAGGTGTTTCAGCGAATGTGATAGCATCAGTAATTTTCTTGCCGACTATCTCCATTTCAGATTCCGCAAAGGTTATTGAATCAGCCAATGCGTTTTCTTGCTCGCCGATAAATTCAGTTTCCGTTTCTACTTCAACATATATATTGCCGGCTGCGCTCAAGTTAGCTATTAAGGAAGTCCCAATAGGCAACTTCCATCCACCCTGTAAAGTTCTAGTGATATTGTCTCCGTCTTCTTTTAGATGAGCGAAGAATTTATCATCCGCACCCGTTCCGCTCCTGAGCGAAACATTGACAGCAGAACCGCCGTACTTGCTAAAATGAAGCCCAGTTACTACTATCGCCTCATCCGCTACTCCGGCTATCAACACCGTTTCTCCAGAAGCTGTAACCGCCTCTGAAATGGGATAAACTCTATTTTCTTGCACAACAGCTTGGGCACTTTCGTTTTCTTGCCTACCTTCACGGTAGCTTGCCCATTGTCTGGAACCCAAGCCTGATTTTAAAGCCATTCAAACCTCCTTGATTTGTATTATTTAACGTGCCAGCGTTTCAGAGGTGACCGCATAGCACTATTGAATTATTCCGTGATTCCGCCAACTTTTTTTGGCAATTCATCGCTGATATAAACAACAACCTTATCCACAGATGCGTCCGCTTCTGTTGTTGGGTCATACAAGCACTTTTCAACTTCGTCGGCATCCCTCGTAAGAATAGCCCCACCCGTGTCGGCAGCGTTATTGCTATCCTCAGAAATAACAGTAGTTGACATTGGAATACTCTGTAACCCGAATTGGTCGAGCCAACCTACAAAAACAGATTCAGAAGCCACTTTAACGGGCAACTGGATACTTGCTATGGTAGCGAATGCTACGACTCCAGCTACTGCGGTTGTGGTGTTCAGAGCGATAGTATTGGTGACAATCTCTCCTCTGATATTAGTACCCGTGATGACAACATCTCCGCTAGCAGCTCCATCCGAGTCTATTTGCAAAACCCGTGGAAAATCAGGATTGGTGATACCCGTGGTGATTGTCTGTACTGCTGCCGTTAGCGCAGTAGACGCTAGGATGCCGTCTGCACTAGGCGCATCTGGGGCAGTCCATTTCTGGACAACCAAGTAATGCTTCCCCTGAAACTTGTGTCCTATGAAGGTAGCATATTTATCTTTTTTTAACATTATGCATACCTTTTATTAAGAAATAACTGTTGAGTAGAGATAACCTGTGCTGGCACATACGACTTTCTCGTCTTTGATTTCGCCAATTTCGATAAAGTCACCTTTGTTTTTTTCTTCTCTCCATTTGCTGGTCTGCAAACCTCTGCTCTGGAACTGGTATCCAAAAGACACCTTTTTCAGACCTGGAGATTGCTGAACGAGTAGCAGAGCAGCGTACTTACCCCATACATAACCAATAGATTCCGATGCTCCTTCTTGGGATGAGTCATAAGCCGCCATACCAACAACAACACGTTCCACCTCGAATACCTGAGCCAATAAATCAGCCGTGATGATACCCTTCTGCGTATACTTAATACGTTCGAGAATATCCGGATGTTGTAGCAATTTCAAGTAGACTAGATAACCAAGCACCAGAACATTAGGCAGTTTGCCTGTCGCTGCGTGAATGGTAGACCGAGCAGTGACAACATCCGCTATGGGATCGCTCCCTGCGTAATCGTCCCACTGATTCGCTCCTGCTAATGCAGAGGTTTGTGTACCGTAAGTCCCTGTTGCGAAGACAATATCAGCCACACGCTTCTCCCTGAGTAACATAATCATTTCTGTAAGATTTTCCGTTGTGTCCACATCAAGATTGAGTGGTTTATCCGCATTGTTACGCTGCCGATCTGTGATAATATCCTTCAATGCGTATTCTTCGCAAGTGTATGTGTCAGTCCCGATAGCCCAATCAACCTGCTCTGCTTCTGTTCCATCAGCTCGATGAGCTTTTGGAAGTCTCCAGTTGCGGGTATAGGTATAATACTTGTCTGATTCTTTTTTCACTGGGACAACGGGCATGACCGCATCGGCAATATAAGAATCATTCGTGTATTTGACAGATACATTTGTCAGGATAGCACTTTGATGAACATCAGTCACAGTCGGACTTTTGAATATCATCCCCCTCGATGGCTCTCCAAATTTCATGATTTTTTTCTTTTCCATTGTTCGTTTCCTCCTTTCATAGAGATTTTATTTCCAAACTAATTCGATTCATCAGCCTGACCCACACCACCCGGAGTCAATAGAATCTCTATGATTCCACCATCTCCTGCTGTGTTTGGTTCCAAGGCAATACCAGCCACGCTCTTTTGATCTCCATCCACAGGTGTTGCCTTTCCATTACCGTCTGACATGACCTTCTCGCCGATACTGATATTAGCAACACAAACTACTTTAGAAGTCCCTGCAATCGCTACATTAGCAGCACTTTCTGCGGCTGGATCGTTTTGTACGATTCCAAGACAATGTGTCCCTTCGGCAGCAGCAGCATCAGCAAGTTTGATGTATCCGGCAGAAGTGCCAACCATACAAATGTAATACTGTTTCTCTGCGAAAGTTTCTTCGGCCGTTCTCGAAATGTTAAGTTGACTCGCATATTGTGACATTTGATTTCCTCCTTTCCTTGAGGGTTAATTTTACTAATTGATGGCTAACAGATCAGGGTCGAATGCTCCGACTGCCTTAACCGCTTCGCTGTATGTCATTCCGCCTTTGACTTTTTCATCAATCAATGCTTCCGCTTTGTCATCTGCGCCCGCACCGTCTCCACCCTCTTCTTTGAACAACTTGACTGAAATAGGGGCAAGTTCGGCAAGGAACTCTGTAAACAATTTAGCAACTTCCGGCTTCGCACTCATCAAGATTTTGGATGCTTTGTCCTTGTTCTTGATTAGTAGTACACCTTTTGGATTGCTCTCAGAAAACAAGAAGCTGGAAACCTGTTCAGCGACTTCCTTGAACCGCAATTGTTTTTGTACGATACCCATTTGCGATTTCAATTCGTTCATCTGTTTAGCATGGTCAGCCTTGGAGATGAATTGCTCGCTACCTTTGACTGATTCGCTAGCCTTGTCAGCTTCCACCTTTTCAGCCGCTTTTTTTTGGGCTGCTTCATCTTCAGCGTTGTCTTTGTCTTCAACGTCCTTGGCAACTTCTGCTTTTGCTTCATCAAACCGTTTCTTCTGACCTTCGTCAGCGTCATCTGGTAGAGTGAACTTAGCATCAGCCTCCAATTTAGCTTTGAGTTCTTTAAGTGTAAATTTCATTTCGCTACCTCCTTTCTTTGAGGATTGAGTATATGTGAACACCGGCTTGTATCCGGCAAATAGATTCTCGCTGAGTTGGACTGGTGCAAGACTTTTAAAATATGGTCTATTCGTAAGCGCCCCGCCCAAGAGTACGTTTGGGAATTTGTCGTGTGTTTCTTGGTCTTCATAATCCGTTTCGAACTCAGGTGAGAAATACTTGAAGACACCGTCCTTGAGCAATTGCTTGCCAAGTCCAGTCCATTCAATACTCGCCTTGAGTATAGACTTTCCATCCTGCACAACCTTTTTCAAACTTTTAAACCAACCTGCAGCGCCCTCACTGGGCTTGTGTTCCTGATCCACCGCAATATCGACCTTGCGGGTCTTATCATCAAAATTTTGTATGAAATTATCGACATCATCCTCCGTAATCTCAATTGTCCCATAGTATGGGTGTTCCCATTTTCCCGTTGCCAATACCTCTATCTCACTCACCTTTTCACCAAACTTGGTTGAGACATCAACTTGTGACATGAACCGTTCAGGTTGCTTATTGTCAAACGTCATCCCCTGTCTCTCGTTCAATCGATATTTTTTCTTGACCATTCGAATCTCCTTATTTCTTTTTCAAATTCTCTGTATAAATCCAGAATAACCAAGCAACTACCATAGTAAAAATATTGTTGAAAAGAGTTAAACTGTTCAAAGAATTAAAAGACATTTTAATATCGGAAAGCTTCAACGAATATACACATATTTGAATTATAGCTCTTGCCCCAATCGCTGCCATTATCGCTATCAGAATAGTATTCAATATCAACTTTTCGTCTTTATCGAACCACTTACGCTCACGATACAACGAAATAATAAAAAGAACAACCGGCACGAGAGTGAAACAGTTTATGACAAGATTCATCCACTTCAATATATTTGGACTCATTTTGCCCCTCTCCCTAACAATTCTTTATAAACAGCTTCGGTCACCAATAATGTCTTATTGGCCACTATTGTATTCTTTTCGATGACATTCTTCAATTCACCGTTCATTTCGGTTTGCTCTTTGATAACGTTAACTAGTTTATTCTGCAAATTTTGATGAGCCCTATCCTTGTTGATATACAACCATACGAATATCCCTGCTATCCCGAGTTGTGCTATCTCTGATGCTATGGTTTCTACTGGCATTACTTTTCCTCTTTAAAAACACCTACACCATAGGGCATGGCTCTCTTGCCGGAACCGGGCAACGGGACATCTATATCTTTAAACTCCCAGGGTGGTACTTCTGCTTGTGAATTTAAGACTGCTGGAATCCCGGTATAAGGTGGCGGGTCAACTTCGTCTTTCATCACAGCGACCCAAATACAACGGCAATGGAAATGAACTGAACCTGGTCTATACTCGCTGAATGCCTTGTCCTTCGTCCCGATAACTCGTCCATCCATTGAAGCGCAATAGTTACAGACTGCCCCATCTAAAATTGCCGACCATTGGTATCCATGAACCTCGTCTTGGTTAGAATCAAACGTGTATTTACGTCCGTCATTGACGTTTTCTGTCACAACCAGACTCGCTGAAGCTGGCAGGTTCTTAGTTTCAAAGAAATCAAACGCCTTTGTCAATTTGCTTATTGTTTCCTGAGTAGACACGTTTTTATCCATCATAGCGACCGCTGCAACGCCTTTCATACTTTCAAGCATTGTATCCTCGTGGAATTTGGCAAGTTCTGACGCTTTGCGTTTAATTGTGTCGTTGACTCCGTAAGGTGTTGCCGGTGACGGTACTTTGATCTCATAACTGGATTTGAGTTTACCCCACTCAAACAGCTTTTTCATTTCCTCTTTAAAAACGTGGGCATATTTACTTGTTAGCTTCCAGTTGATACGCTGTAAATCTGAAAAATTATTAGTTCTAATTGCCGCCTCAAACCGTGCCATCATGTCAGGACGTTCCTGAGCCAATATCATTTTAAGTTTGGTTATAATGTTAATTTCCATTGAGTCCATATAGTCCTCAATCTCGTTAAACTTCACACGCTTTTCAGCTGTTGTGAACTCTCTGAAATACTCACTCCCCTTAGTTGTTGGCTTGTTCTCATCTTCTTGTTTTTCCTCTGGTTTTTCCTTCTTGCTCTCTTTTACTTTGTCAGCTTTGTTAGTGGTTTTTTTATCCACTGCTTGCTGCGCAATCCTCTTGTCCATATTTTCTTTGTTAAATTGCGCTTGTTCACGGACACTGATTTTGCTTTCGTCCCGTTCTGGGAGTTTCATAATTGATCGCATATAGTCCTCTAGGCTATCATCCGCTGTGATGATATTAGAGAAGCACAAGGTTTGGATTGCACTTGCTAATATCGAAAAGTCCTTAGTACCCAGATCGCCATGAGTTAGCTTGGGGTAGTCCTCAACATTGTAATTGTAGTCAACCAGTTTCTTGATCTCTTTGTTGATAACATCCTCAACAATCTTTGCGCTTGAATCAATCGCATTTAAAAACATTCCGGATTGATCAGATTGCAAAGCGAAACTACCAACACTCGATGAGCCCAGATCTAGGAATTGAGCAAGCACCGATTTTAATATTTCCCGGGTGTGGTGTTCAAGCATTGGCATAGGGTCACGCATGGAACCGTTCTTCATGTCCAACATCTCCAAATCCCAATCTTTCTTCTTCACTACATAAGCCTTTTCATGCCCTCTGAGGTTCTCGCACATTGTTTCGGCATCTGTTTTATCCTTAGGCGAAAAACCTTCTGGCAAACCGCAAACGGGTATCCCAATACCTAACCGCTCCTGTGCGACTGCGTCAATCTTGTAATATTTATCACGGAAAAACCAGTGTTTATAAGCCTGCCTCAAAATTGACGTACCCAGATAGTTATCGCCCTCTTTTTGATAGGTGAACACCATCAGTTTTTCAGCTGGTATATCAATCGTCACGAATGACTCTGACCCTTTGATTTTTTTGTAGCATTGCTGTGTAATACTCTCCAGTTCCCCGGCATCGTCCACATTCCAATATGTTATCGTTTTGGGAAGTCTTGGCGCCCATTTACGCCAACCGATCTTGCCATCTTCCATCAACCAATAGACAACTTCCATTGCAATACAACCGTACGGGTGCATCAAAAGTATCTGCCTTAGTGTATCGTCCCAGCCGACAGTCATTTTATTAAACATACATTTCTTGATAAAATCGGCTATTTCCTTATTTTCCGTACTATCACTAGCAGCTTCAATACTCCATTCGGTGGATCGCAAAGGAAGTTCGCACAATAAAAGAGCCGCCTTAACGCTCGCATCACTCCACCGCATCTTGTCAACGGTGGTATAGAGCTGACTGCCCCTCAATTTTGCAACATATTCGCCAGTATCAATCGCACCCTGAAAGTTAGTTGTCCCTGAAGATCCAAGTTCAGGTTGCATACTCTTATTTGATGCTGGTGTTGTTTTTTTTGTTCTTGGCATTAAAATTCCTCGTCCATTATACCGGAAGTAATTGGTCTATCCTTTTTGGGAATATAACCTTTTTTAGGTTCTGCCAAGAAGCCTGTTGAAACTTTCTCAACTGCCATCATGGCATAATTGGTTGCCATTGTAAAGTGTTCCTCGCCAATCTTTTTATACTCAAATACTACCCTACCATCTGATTTTTCAACCCTATCTTTCGCCCAATTGCATAATTGTCGAATGTATTGGTCAAGTATTGGGGATAACCGAGGCAGTACTACCCTATGGTCTACAAATCGCTGTGACATCTTGTCCAAAGTTTCTATCTTATCCGCCACGACCCGGTACTCCTTACTTTTTTCATCTCGATACCATTTTATCAATTCCTTCTGGTTCACATTATAGTACGCCAGATACACTCGTCCAAGATATTGATTCATAAATGTTCTGGCAGAGTGCTTATTGGGTAGAGCGTCAATCACGCAAAAGACAACCTCGTATCGATCCATTATATTAGGCAAATCGCCGAAAGAATCATAAACAGCCGCATGAAGCAATCGGGTACGACCTTCCTCAACTTTGAATACAACAACGTGTAGCTTGTTGCCTTGGTCAACGCCCATGACTGTATAGCTTCCTGTCTTTTCCATATCATAGTTATTTTGAATACATGATAGCAACAAATCACGATTCAATGGCTGGTTCTCTCCACCATACGCTTCACCCAGCACAAAATTATAAAAATCACGTATTCCCGATAGCTGAGCTGTTGGTCGTGTCTCCGCTCTATCTTTTTTTATTAAAATCTCCCTTGCCGTTATCCAAGGCACCATCAGCTGCGTAATATGATAGCCAGAAGCCCCCCAGCGAACATCGCCAGTTTTTTCCCAATAACCGTTGCGCTTTTGATTATCATCAATAGTTGCACCGCAATGAACGCATTTGTACCTTGCTGATACCAAATCACCATCAATACTATCCGGGTATTTTAATATCTGCGGTTTGTTGCAAGATTTGCAAACCACGAACCATTCTTTCTTATCTGATTGATTATAGAGATAGTCAATCCCATACATCGGTATTGTTGGCGTTGATAAAGCCAAGAACCATTTAAACTTAGAGTGACTCATGCGCTCTTGGTACATATCGATAATATCTGGCTTGCTGAAATCTACCTCATCGTGGATATTAAAATCTGAATCAACGGTAATTGCCTGCCGTTCAGACCAAGCACCCCTAAAATAAATAAACGACTTCTTAATCTGCTTCAATGCTACGCTATCCACCTTCTTGACCACGCTACTCATATATGGCGAAATTTGAATAATCGGATTGATTCTAGCCCGGCTAAAATCTAAAACATCCCTAGCCGTTGGGAATGTATAGATAATTGAAACATCGTGACTATCAGCAAACCAGAGTGCCTTGTTGATTGCATACGTTGTAACTCCAATTTGCGCTGCCTTCTTTATCCTCTGATCCCGAGCAGGATCTTCATAAACATCAACCAGGAAAGAATGATCTATGAAATCAAGATTGTCCCCCTTCGGTGTCTTTAAGTTCGCCGCCGTCCACAGTAACAAATTCTCCCTCACTTGATTTTGTATGATTTCGGTGTATTGAGGGTTGAACTCGTCCAGTAAGTTTTCGCCGGAGGGCATCGTAAACCTCGCTTTTTAATTCTTCTGTCATCGCTTCAAATTCAGGTGACATGTGGTTAACCGTAACTGACCCACCCAGCTTCTGCATCGCCTTTCCCTCTGTGCGATCCGTCACCTCTTTAAGATATGGCAAATCTCTACGAGCAACTAATACCGCATTATACGCAAGTTCCTGTGCAATCGTTCGCTCATTTTCGGGATATGCTTCTCGCCACGCTTTGAATTCTTCCACAGTAAACCGGATCAACTTATTATAATTATACCCGATGGAGGTCTTAGCATCCCAAGTCCCATTGGAACGATCCTGCGGTCTTTCTTGAAACCCGCCTTTGCCAGTTTTGTTTGTTACATTCCCCAGACGATTAGCCATAGCTTGCTCTCTAGTTTAGTAGTTTAGTCTTGTTTCCCGTAAAATTCTCCCATCTTTCTAAGATAACATCACAATAACAGGGGGCAATCTCCATCATATAACAAATTCTGTCTGTTTGCTCACACGCTATTAGAGTAGAGCCAGAACCACCGAATAGGTCTAAGACATTATCGCCACAATCAAACTTCTTGAATGTCCATGTTGCCAATCCAACTGGCTTCTGTGTTGGGTGTATGCGGTTAAATCTCTCTACTGTCTGTTTATATAATCTAGAAACACTCCTAAAGTTAGCCCATGCTAACTCACAATCCATTTGATCTGATTTGCCTGTATTCTTATCCCACACTAACCAACATTCAGAATCTGGTAACGCACTTGAATAATAATTAGCACCCCACCATACCTGTTGTGGAATATTTAATGTTTGGCACAAATTAAATCCATCAATCGCTATCTCATTCGTATCATCACCAATAATATCTTCTTTATAATTCTTTGATAAAACCCCACTACTTGATACAGCACTTATGCCATAGGGCGGATCAGTAAACACCATGTCTGCCTTGTTACCATCCATTAGTTTCTCTACATCTTCAATCTTTGTTGAGTCACCACACATTAATCTATGTCTGCCTAGCTGGTAAACCTCGCCTAGTTTACTCTCTGCTTTTTCAGGCACCTCGGGTACTTCGTCTTCTTCAACTTCAT